TTTCATTATTTTTTCCTAATTCTTTAATTCTCTTATAAGATTCCTGTAATTGTTCTTGAAGATCTCTTATATTCTTTTTAAGAATAGAGATTTCTTCAGAAGGAGAAAGCCAAGTAGTTTTTGATTTATATAACATGATTATTCTTTATCTGCATCTTTCTTCATGGAGTCTATTTGAGTATAAGGCTTGTCACCAATAATATCTTTAACAGCTTGATCACCATACTTTCCAAGACGATCAAACACAGATTTTGGTAAGCTAGCCATCAGTACACACTTCAAAGCATCATTAAGAGAACCATGAGCAGATACCTTTCCATTATTATCTACCCAATGTCCTTCTTCTGTGTACATTCCATCAGATAGCACACATGTCTTAGGCCAATCTATAACCCCTATACCAGCTAGGGCTGGCTTGAAGCTTATAAACCCTACACCTAACAATAAAAGTATTAATGGTATCTTCATTATTAATCTCCTTAATTAACGATATCAACTATCTCACACACATCGCCAGTACAATTTAAAGTCTGACTACCATGTGTATTATCATCTACCTCAAACTGTGATAGAAGTTTCCAATCAACTTCTTTAGGCATCTGACTTAGGAGTTTGTTATACGTTTCTTTATCACAGTCTTGATAAGGAGCTTGTTTATAAGTGTGTTCTGTCATGGGTAAGAAACTAATACCTGACATTAGATTAAAGTTTTTATAAACATAGGCACCTACATCCATCCATTCATCTTCTTGTACGGAGATGGTAATGGAAGGTTTATGTTCGCACCAATAGTCAGAATACATTTGCCATATTTCTAAATGATCTATAGCAGAGAGATCATGTCTTGTCAACGCACCTTTAGGTGACTTCATGGGGAAACTAAAGACAGACATTGATTGTGGTTTAGATACTTCATCCTCTACGGGAAACCCTTTCTCTGTCATGAATTGAGTGAGAGGATCTTTCTTATCTGCTCTGACAGTACGAATATAATATTCAGAGTGTCTGGGATGGATACCACTAGCAGCATCTACAAGCTGACTGACTGTACCACTAGGCTTAACACAAGTTATAGCAGCAGAAGGTTCAATACCGAGATGTTTAGACCACTTAATATTAGTAGATACTGCTATGAGTCTAAGATTAGATAAGAGAACTGCAAGATCATCGTTAGTCTGATTAGACATCATCTTGTTATCGAGTATACCTGTTAATGATACACCTAACAACCTCTCTTCTTCTGTATTACGAGACCATTGTCTACTAAGACCTTTAAAGTCAGTGAAGCAAGCTTGTATCGTACCTAGGATAGTAGCAAGCTCTACCTTTCTTTGTAAAGTTTCAGCAGTATCATTTGATTTCACAACAACTTCAGACAAGTTACAGAATTGTTTAGGTCGAAGGATGATCTCACAACAAGGGTTGGTTCCATAATCAATATCAGCATCTCGTCTTCCATATCTAGCAGCTTGCTCTTGTACAGCCTTACGATTAAATATACCACGTTCACCAGACTTGCTTTCATACAGGGCTGTCCACTCTCTCATGAACGATCCCATGTCTGCCGATCCATCTGTGTAACATACAGAGTTGTTAGCCAAAGCTCTGTGAGGATCTGTCTCCCACCATGATCCAGACTTGGCATGTCTCATACGATCATCAGAGAGATTAGAGAGACTGATCAGGGCTGATCTACGCACACCACCTACTACCACTGTGTCAGCAACCTTACACATCAGATCATGACATTCAATACTAGTTAGTTTACGACCAGAAGATTTCTTAAACAGATTACATGTGAATGTAAACAGATCATCAAGAGGTTCGGGACCACTAGCTCTACCGCCAAAGGTCTTCAGCTTAGTACCAGCAGGACGTAGTCTGGACATATCCCAACGAGGTGACATGCCAGCATAGAGTAGGTTAACAAGCTCCTTGAAGCCTCTGAACCATCCCTCTTTGCTATCCTGTACGATGATAGTCGTTTCACTTTCCTCTATCGTATCAGGAACTCTAGGAAGCTGGTTAATGTACTGTCGTTCAACAGAGAAGCCCACACCAGTACCATGCATGAGGATATATAGACACTCATCAAAGGCTCTAGGACTGTCAACAGGAAGGTAAGAACAATTATAGGCAGCAATGTGGTTACGCTCTAGAGCAGTACCAGCAGTCATCATAGCTCTCATGGAGGGCATGATATTAAGCTTTACCATTGCTACATACAAATCTGTATGTATCTCCTTTGGCATGGAGTAATCATGGTTCTTCTTAATAAAATCTCTGTAAAAATTGAGAAGTCTAGTTACTGTTTCTTCCCAAGTTTCTCTTCTTCCTTCTTCTAACCAACGACTATATCTAGATTGATGAATGAAGGATTGATAATTAGTCGGTAACATCTTTTTCAGACTCCTCCTTTTCAGAATCTTCAGGGAAAGAGAACTCTTCTTGATTCTCTCCTTGAGATTGTTTTACTTCCAATATGATTTTACTCATTAAACCATTAACTTCATTAAATGGTTTCTTGGAAAGATAATTTAATATTTGATTAATAAGGTCTATACTTAGAGGTAGTGTATTCATTTAATTCTCCATTTTAATTATACTAGATCTTTTAAAGTAGGTTCTTTATACTGATCTGACTTTAATATTTTACCATCGTCTCTATAGATAGGTTCACCATTCTTTCCTAATTTAGACATATTAGATTCATGTACTCTATTAAAAGCTGTATCAAAATCCCAACCAAATGTATCAGCAAACCCTATACAAACATAAACAAGATCACAAAGTTCTTTTAATATATCTTCTGCATTCTTGTCATTATTTAAAGCATCCATGACTTCTTCAAACTCTTCAAATATTAAATTAATTCTTAGTTTTTCTAAGTCTCCGATTATAGGAGAACCATCAGCATCTTTTGAAGATCTTAAATATTCTTTATCAACAGGATGACTAAAAGATTCATGGAAGGAACGTAACTTACTCTGCATTATCTTCTCGTCTTTTACTATAATCACCATAAGAATCTATATACATTTTTAATTCTCCAATCAATCTTTTTACATACCACTCAGCTTTGTAAACATCTTCTAGAGCAGTTCCTTTATACTTATAGCGTGATATGTACTTGATAATGTTTCCTTGCAGGTATCCCTCAAATTCTGAAGATGACATAGAGTTCTTGATTAGCTCTATAGTTTCTAAGTTTCCTTTATTGTAATGAGGAGGTTTGTCAATATTATCCTTGTTAGACATTTTATATAATACTCCTAGAAGGTTGGACAATTAATGTACTTTTTTAAAGTCAATTACATTATCTGAGTAGCTGATATTTTGTTTCTGAACATTGAAAGAATACTTTCCTGCTTCTTTTAATCCATCAATCACATCCTCATCATGAAGATAAGAAAGTATACCATAACCTATCTCTTTTATAAGAGTAGGCTCATTTCCTGTTGAGATATCAAAAAGTCTTACTGTGAACTCTTCATTTGTAGCGCCTTCTTCAAGGTAAATAATAAGCTTTTCCTTATTCAAATCTATTTCATCAGGGATTCCGAGTAGTTCATGTAGAGCTTTTTGTTTGTTCGCCATACTTCATTAACCTTCCGATTTGTTTTTCAATAAAATCTTTTGTCTTAGGACAACGCTCTTCTACCTCTGAAAGATTGTTAGCCATCTCTTCCAAAGGTAACACAACTATACCGTATACTCTTAGTACAGAAGATATCTTATCCATATCTTCTGTTATCTTTTCTGAGTTTGTATCAAAATCAGAATCAGACCAATGAGTAACTAGAGATTTTTTTATACGTATTGTAAGTATATTTTTTTCTGAGATAGTTTCTTTTTCATGTATTGTTTTAATATAACATACATCAGGATTCATTTCAATATCTTTTTTATGAACTCTGAGTTGTAAGACAATAGGCATTATGGTTTCTCTACTCTGATAGGTCTGTAAAATTTACCACCAACATAATTATTATAGTAAGCAGGTTCATCTGTTCCTTCAATAACAGCAGTAAGAACTTTCAGTTTCATCTGATAGAAGCACTCATAGTATTTCAAACTTCTTTTGTTTTCATACTCCCCTATAATTTGAAATTTGAAATTCTTCTTACCATGTTTCTTTATATCATCATTAAGATGAACAGAAGAACCAGTATATATCTCCCAGTTAGAGGGCTTTTGCTTTTTGTTTGTTCGCCATACTTCATTAACCTTCCGATTTGTTTTTCAATAAAATCTTTTGTCTTAGGACAACGCTCTTCTA